AGGCATATTATTTTCAATAATAACAATTGGAGTTTCCCAAGTAACTGATTTAATAGCCGTATCAATCAAACCATCATGACCCGATGCAGTATGAAAGTAAAAATCAACTGGTTTTAGTCCTTTTACATATGAACTGGTTACAAAACCACGCGCCTCTGGTGTATCATCATTTTGAGGAAAATGTGGAAGAATACGATTATTTACTTTTTTTGCAATACGCTTATTATTTATATTAACCTGGCCTACTATACCAGCAACATTACCTAATGATTCTGCTTTACCTTTTGCTCCTGAATCAACTGCTAAAAATAAATTATTACTTGAATTGGTATTATCCATTATAATTTTACCCATATTTCCTGCATGTGCAGTTAACATTGTTTGTAAATTGTCTTCAAATATACTTTCATCTAATAATCCAGGATGATTTTCCTGTTCTGTAATCAAATGTTTTACTTCTAACATTAATTTATTTGTTTTTTCAACTACCCTATTTAATATATTATTATCAATAATACAATCTTTAATACCAATTGTAAATCCTTTTAGATGAAACCAAGATAAAATTACTTTTTGAACATTATCAATAAAATATTTTGTTATTTCACCGCCATATTGATCAACAATAGTACCTAAAAATCCACTTGATTTATTTAATATATCTGAAGTTAATTTACCTTCAGTGTATTCTCCATTTTTTACTTGCACTTTACCAAAGTTTAAATTAATATCAGGAATTAAATAACTCATCAAATTAAATGTATTACTATCTTTTTTTGGTACATTTAAGTTAATATTTTCTGCAACCATTAATGATTTCATAATACGATTCCATGTTAATGACTGATTTGTTTCTGTTATTAAATAACTTCCTAATACTACATCTTGACGTAATTCTATAATTGGTTCTGTATTTCTTGGTGATATAATTAAATTTGTTACATTCGCTAACATTGATAATTCTACTACTGATTGAATAGTTTGAGGGACAAAAATATTCATTTCATCACCATCAAAATCTGCATTATACGGTTTACATACTGATGGATTCATTCTAAATGTAGCAAATTTACTATTTAATGATACTACTACTCGATGACCCATCATACTTAGTTTATGCAAACTTGGTTGACGATTAAATAATACATAATCTCCATCAATTAAATGTCTTTCAACTATATCTCCATATTGTAATTTAATTGGACGATTTCTATATCTAATATCATATACAGTACCATTTTTCTTAATAATTTTTATAATTCCAGGATATACATCTCGACCATTCTTAACTAATTTATTTAAATGTTCATAATTTTCAGGTGTAACTACTTCTGGGAAAGGGATACTCATTGCGATTTTTAAGGGAACTCCGACCTCATCAATTCCAATACTAGGATCTGAGGTAATTACAGCGCGCGCCGACCCTTCTACGCGCTTTCCATTTAAATTCTGCCGAATTCGACCCGTTTTTCCAGAAATACGTTCTGCAATTGATTTGGTAGGACGTCCACCTGTTTTTTGTTGTGATGTTGGTAAATTTATATCTTCATTATTATAATATGTTCCAATATGATATTGTAAATTTCTAATATAATCATCACTATATTTTACATCTTCGCCTGATGCAGTAGATGATTCCTTATCTAATATTTTTCTAACTTTAATATTACTTTTTACAATGTCCGCTAATTTATGTGTTAATGTATCTTCAAATGATGTAGTGGATAAAAAATCTCTCTTTGCTGGAGGACGAATTGCAATTGGTGGAATTGGAAAATTAATAATAATCATATCTTCTGGTCTCGCTTTAGATGTATCAAATCCCATAATTTGATAATCTAAATCTGAAATATTTTTCATTATATTATAAATAATTTTGGGTTTTAATACTTCTATCACTCGTTTTTTTCCTGTTTCTCCACCTCCTTCTTCTTCTGTTACTCCTGTTAATTCTGTTTCTGCTTGCAATTGAATAATACCAGATGTTGCTGATAATTTTTTTGTAATAATTGGAACTGGTGCTCCACATGCATAATCTTGTCGTTGACAATACTTAATTCCTGAGGTTAATTTTTTAATTTCAGCAAATCTTACTTTACCATATTTATTACGAATTACGGTATTAATTTCATCTATTGGTTTATTAATTAATAATTTTGAACATCTAATACAAATACATCCTAATATATTTTTAATTGTTCCCAAAAATCCAAGATGATATACTGGTTCTGCTAATTCTGTGTGACCAAAATGTCCTGGACAATTTTTATATTCCATTCCACACGTAGCGCATAACATAGTACTATCTGCAGTACCTAATCTAGGATCTACTAATCCACCTCTTTTTGGTTCCATTAAATCATATGTTTCTGCTATATTTATACCATATGTATCGTTAATAGATGATGCACGCTTAATTTCACTATTTCCATAGAGTGTAAATTCGATTCTATCAATATTTGTGATTTCATCAAATCTTTCAGACATATTATTCTATTATTTTATATTAATGAAGTATTTTTAAATTAAAATTAAATATATTATTTATCAATTTTATATCTTTATTTATTTATATCTGAATATCAAAGTATTTAAGTATCTCAGTATCTAAGTATCTTCTAATACCCTAAAGAATAAAATATTGAAAATTCATATATATATAAAAAGATCCTATTAATATTCTATAATAGAATGTCTACAATGGCAATTAAAAAATCGTCTGAATTAGTAGATTCATCTAAATATAATTTTAATACACCATGGCATTTGTGGTATCATCATGAATTAGATAATTGGAAAACAAATGGATATAGAAATATTTTTACAATTAATAATATTAAAGATTTTTGGGATTTGCATAATAATTTTGAATATATTGGTGGTATTAATAATCAAAATTTCTTTTTAATGAGAGATGGTGTTAATCCTATATGGGAAGATCCTAAAAATAGAAATGGAGGATGTTGGTCAATTAAATTAACTGAAACATCACGAAATTTTGTAATTTGGCAAAAACTTGCAACCAGAATGTTAAGTGAAAATATGTTTAATGATCCTAAATTAGATGAATTAAAAATTATTACAGGATTATCTATCAATTTAAGAAATTCGAATACTACAATTATTAAAATATGGAATAGTGATGTCAAATACAGTTCTATAAAATTATTACAAGATGATATAACAAAGGAATTTGGTTATAATATCATTTATAAGAAGAATAATATTGAATATTAATAATAAATAATTTAAGAACTCTTTTGAAAGAAGAGTTCTTAATTTTTTATAGTACGGTACAACCCATCTTTAGAGGGATTATTTATTTTATTTTTTTAATCCAATATAAGTTTGAATATTTTCATATATTCCACCAAAGAATCCTGCTTTTGATACAGATGGTGATAATGATGGTGTTTTATTAAATTCGTTTTTTGCGTCTTGAATTGCTTTTTTGAATTCTATTTGAGCAGATGTCTGATTATTTGAACTTAAATTTAATGATGCATTAGGCAGTTGATAATAATATTTATGTTGTTTATTCATATATATTGCCTCACCTGTAAAATCTTTATCACCATATATTGAAGTATCAAATATTATTGTTTTATCCTCATCTGAAACATAAGTAAGATTATATAAATATCCGTAAATATCTGAAGATTTGTTTCCTTTACTATCTTTTTCTTTTAATTCTGTTTTCTTACTAGGATCTTTATAATAAAAATCAGGTAAAAAAGTAGGTACCACTTTATCTGAAATTTCATAATTAAGACTTGTACTTGGGCTATTAAGACTTATATTTGCATTTGGGTTTTTAACACGATAACTTTTTTCAGTATCACTATTCCATTTTTGAAATAGATTTTGTTTTTTTTCTAATGGTGTTAATTCCAGGTTATTAATATGTCCAACATAATTTAATGTTGGATCACCATCAGGACACTCGCAATCTTTATCATCAGGTTTTACAGCAACACCATTTTTCCTATATTCAGTAGAGGAGCATCCTGGTAATTCGACAGTATTAGAAATTGATTCTGGTAATTCGTCTAACTCAGTTATATTAAGTTCTTTTTTAAATTCATATGTAACAGTCTTTAAAGCAGGATTTGCTTGATTCGGTTTTTCATTTTTTTTCCAATATTTATCATTATTATAATCAAATGCAATAATTTTATTTTTTATGTATTTACCTCTAGGACCAGTAGTTGGTTTAATTTTACTTAAACAACAGCATTTTGGAATAAAACCAAGAAAGTTTTCTGCATTTTCACTATTTTTTTCTTTTATTATTTGTGCATATTTACCTGGCGTAGAACCATCAGGTAACGTTTTATTAGGATCTGGTCCACATTCTGGACCATTATATCCAGGACAAGAACAATATTCTTTAGTCTTATTACATGGATATACAGTATTACAAAATACTGCAATTTTATCTTTTGTTGTTTCTTTAAATTCAACTATCCCTTTCATATATAGATCTCTTTCTTCTTTTGTCGTAACGAGAAGATATTTTGGATTACCTTGAAATATTAATGTATCTTGTGTTAATGCATAAAATTTTGCTAAAAATCCACCACCTGTAAGTTTATAAGAATTTTGATATCCTTCTATTTTAAATCCAGGTTCTCCTGTCCAGTAAAATACGATAGATCCAAAATGATAAGCACCAAATAATAATCCAAGAATTATAACTAATATAACCCATCTAATAATTGGATGACCAAATGTATTTATATATACTTTATCATTATTAATCATTTTTTTAATTAAATTAGATGTATCTACTCCACCTTTCATTATTTGAATTGGATTTTCTATATGGATATATACAAATATCAATAATAATAATAATATTATTAATATTGAATATTTTTGATAATCTATATTATTTTTCATATATTAATTTATGAAAAAAACTTGAGAAATAATTATTTATTTTTAAGGATTTAAAATTACTGGTACTGCCCCACTACATGCCTTTTTCTTAAATTCATCATATTTTGGATTAGGTATTTCAGAACCATCTGAACCTATAATCTTTTCTGCATAATCACCGATACCACAACATGTACATGGTGCTAATGATTTACAAAATAACTCGGAATATGCAACATAATCAATTTTTAGTGATTTTATATATTCTTCATTATCTTTAAATTCATCTGATCCTTTTTTTATATTCCCTTTTTTTATTTCATTTTGAACTTCTCCAAAAGTTTTTAAAAATATTTTTCCAGTATCAAAAAATGTGATTTTTTTTAAATTATTCGCTTCATATGCATAGTAGATATTAAACACTATTAAGAATATAATTAATAAATAACCAATATATCTAAATTGATATAAAAAAGGAG